CGTAGAGCTCGGCGAGAACAAGCTCGACTACTCTGACTACGGCAGCCTGTACGACCTGTACGAGAAGAACTACGAGCTGTTCGTGGACTACAACATTCACGACGTCGTGCTGGTTGACAAGCTCGACGACAAGCTCAAGCTGATCGAGCAGGTGATGGCATTCGCCTACGACGCCAAGGTCAACTACGGCGACACCATGACTACGGTCCGCCCGTGGGACGTCATTATTCACAACTACCTGCTCAAGCAGAAGATAGTGATTCCTCAGAACAAGAAGCACTTCATGCCCGGAGATCTCGTCGGGGGCTACGTCAAGGATCCCAAGCTCGGGCTGAGCAACTGGGTGGTGTCGTTCGACTTGAACTCGCTCTATCCCCACCTCATCATGCAGTACAACATCAGTCCTGAGACCTTTGTCGCGAGAACGAGTGAATTTCCGTCCATCGACGAGCTGTTGACCGGCAACCACGTGTTCTCTCCAAGGGACGCAGATGACAACGACTTTTCTTGGACAGCCAACGGTTGCGCGTATCGCAGGGGTAAGCAGGGCTTCTTGCCGGCACTTATGGAGAAGATGTACAATGATCGCGTCGTCTACAAGGAAAAGATGCTTCAGGCCAAAAAGGACTACGAGGCCACGAAGGACCCAGAGTACACGAAGCTCATCGCTCGTTACCACAATATGCAGCTGGCGAAAAAGATCCAGCTCAACTCTGCTTACGGCGCACTGGGGAATGAGTACTTTAGGTGGTTCTCTTTTAATAACGCAGAAGCCATTACGACTTCCGGACAGCTTAGCATTCGCTGGATTGAAAAAAAGATCAATGCTTTCATTAGTAGAATGCTCAATGAGGATGCGGACTATGTCATTGCATCTGACACCGACTCAATATATGTTGAGCTCGGCCCTCTTGTACAAAAGATGCTTAAGGGTAAAACCGATCAAGAAATCGTCAAGGTCCTAGACGAATTTGTAGAGGCTAAGATCCAACCCTACATCGATAAGTGCTACCAGCAACTCGCCGACATGATGAATGCCCGCGAGCAGAAGATGAAGATGAAGCGCGAGACCATCGCCAACAAGGGTATCTGGAAGGCGAAGAAGATGTACATCCTCAACGCTTGGAACGTAGAGGGCGTGCAGTACGACAAGCCTCAGCTTAAGATACAGGGCATCGAGGCGGTTCGCTCTTCGACTCCGGGTATCTGCCGAGTGGCCATCAAGAAGGGTCTCGAGATCATCATGAACCAGACCGAGGAGGACCTCCACAAGTTCGTGTCAGACTTCCGAGTCGAGTTCGACCAGCAACCGTTTGAGATCATAGCCTCGCCGAGTGGTGTCAAGGGTCTGGACAAGTACAGAAGCTCGTCCAACACCTACATCGACGGCACGCCCATGCACGTCAAGGGTGCCCTGCTCTTCAACAGCCTTCTCAAGAAGCACGGCATAAAGAACATCCAGCCCATCAGCAACGGCGACAAGATCAAGGTGGCTTACCTCAAGATACCGAACCCAATCAACAACAACGCCATCGCCGCTCCGGACGTGCTGCCGAAGGAGCTGGACTTGGATAAGTATATAGACCGAGACAAGCAGTTCTCAAAGACGTTCCTCGACCCACTTAAACATATAACGAATACGATCGGATGGAACACAGAGAAGATAGCGACACTCGAAGCGTTCTTTTGATATGCAGGGGTTGTATATTTGACGCGTACGACGGCAACGCATATCTATGCACAATTACCAGTCCACTTTGTATAAGGAAACGACGAATGAAAGACGATGACTTTGGATTCAGCCTAGTCTCTGAGCAGGAGCTCAAGAAGCACGAAGAGGAACTTCGCAGGAAAGTAGAGGAGCAGTCGAAGATTGTCGTCAAGACTGCTATCGATAATCAGGCCAAGCTGCAGGGACTGCGCGACATGGTCATGCCTCTTCTAAATAACCTGTCAAAGGATCCAGACAAGACCTACATTCTCTGGCCGGACCGCGCCGAGAAGATGAAGGCGTTCATCAAGAAAGTTAACGACTACGTAGACGAATGATAAACATCCTAGCACTGCTCGTCGCACTCGTAGTCTCAGGTGTGTCGGCTTACTTCAGCATCATAGGTCTCACCACACTGTTCGCCGCAGCGTTTATTCCGGTCGTGATCATGGGTGGAGCCCTTGAGGTTGGTAAGCTGGTTACAGTCTCGTGGCTTCATCGCAACTGGCACTCCTGCCCTTGGCTACTCAAGTCGTACCTCAGCGTGGCTGTAGTCGTGCTGATGTTCATCACGAGCATGGGTACGTTCGGGTTCCTATCGCGAGCTCACATCGAGCAGCAGCTCAGCATCTCGACTGGTGACGCTGATAAGATAGCCATCATCGACTCTCAGATTGAGAGCGAGAAGAACATCATCTCTGACTACGACAAGCAGATAGCGCAGATAGACGACGCGCTAAGTAAGATTACTGAGAAGGGCAGGGGTGAGTCATCACTGCAGGCTGCCGACAAGCAGAGGAAGACTCGCAATGAACTCGTGGCAAAGAAGAACTCTAGCATTCAGAAAACGTCCGATCTTAAAGCAGAAAGGATTGGGCTCAGCTCTGCGATCAAGAAGACAGAGGCTGAGGTCGGTCCGCTGCGATACATTGCTGAGGCAGTCTATGGCGGAGGACGCGCAACTAATGATCAACTTGACGCAGCTGTGCGGATGGTTATTATTCTTCTGGTTGTTGTATTCGACCCTCTCGCCGTTGTTCTTCTTATTGCTGCAAATCATGGAATGAGTCAAACAAAAGAGTTTACAAATATACAAGAACGTGATATACTGATAATTGACGATTCAACACTTGGAGAATATAATGTCGCTAAAGGAAAAGCTGATAAAGAACTCAACCATCGACATGACGTCGACCCTCGCGGACAGCAAGATCTACACCAAGAAGGACGTGATCCCCACTCCGGTTCCCATGATCAACGTGGCGCTGAGCGGGTCGATCGACGGTGGGATCACTCCGGGCCTCACGATGTTGGCCGGACCGAGCAAGCACTTCAAGACGGGGTTCGCGCTACTTCTGGCATCGGCGTTTCTAAAGAAGTATAAGGACGGCGTGGTTCTGTTCTATGACTCCGAGTTCGGTACCCCGCAGTCTTACTTCAACACCTTCGGCATTCCATTCGACAGCGTAGTTCATACTCCAATCACGGACATCGAGGAGCTGAAGTTCGACATCATGCAGCAGATCAACAGCCTCGACCGCAAGGATCAGGTCATGATCGTGATCGACTCAATCGGCAACTTGGCGTCCAAGAAGGAAGTAGAGGACGCGCTCGACGGCAAGTCGGTCGCCGACATGTCACGAGCCAAGCAACTCAAGTCTCTGTTCCGAATGGTGACGCCTCACCTGAGTCTCAAGGACATCCCGATGGTCGTGATCAACCACACCTACAAGACGATGGAGATGTATGCCAAGGACGTCGTCGGCGGAGGCACCGGCTCCTACTACGGCTCGGACAATATCTGGATCCTCGGTCGCCAGCAGGACAAGGACGACAAGGAGATCAAGGGCTATCACTTCGTGATCAACGTGGAGAAGTCTCGCTACGTCAAGGAAAAGTCTAAGATCCCTATTACCGTATCGTTCGAGGGCGGCATCAATCGCTGGAGCGGTCTGCTGGAAGTTGCCATCGACGGCGGCTACATCGTCAAGCCAAAGGCCGGCTGGTACGCCACCGTGAACCAAGAGACCGGCGAGGTCAACACCCCATCGATGCGCGCTGCGGACATCGTCGACAGCAAGGAGTTCTGGATCAAGATGTTCCAAGAGACAGACTTCGCGTCGTACATCGAGAAGAAGTACAAGATGTCTATGGGAGCCATCATGGACGGGGACGATGAGGAATGAGGTCCCCTCCGAGCTGGACGAAGTACGATTATGAATACGAAGGGGAATCATGTCAGTCGAGAAACTTATTTTCAGCAATCTGGTCTACAATGAGGACTATGGCCGCAAGGCTATTCCGTTCTTAAAGGAGGAGTACTTTCATGATGCAGCTGATCGGGCAGTCTTTGGACTCATGCATGAGTACGTCGAGAAGTACAACAGCTTTCCTTCAAAGGAAGCGCTCGGAATTGACCTTGCCAACAAATCTCTTGGTGAGCAGACTTTCAAACAGGCCAAAGAAGTCATCGAGAGTCTCGAGCCCCAAGAGACAAAGCTTGATTGGCTCCTCGACCAGACTGAGAAGTTCTGCCAAGAGAAAGCGATATACAACGGGATTATGCAATCGATCCAGATCTTGGATGACAAGTCTAGTGAGAGTTCTAAGGGGTCGATCCCAAAGATCTTATCGGACGCTCTGGGAGTATCTTTTGATACAAGCATCGGACATGACTTTCTCGAGGATTCCAACTCGCGATTTGAGTTCTACCACACGAAAGAAGTTCGCATTCCGTTCGATCTTGATTACCTTAACAAGATCACTCAGGGTGGGCTCCCAAGGAAGACACTTAATATAGCTCTCGCTGGAACCGGCGTCGGTAAGTCACTGTTCATGTGTCACTGCGCTGCCTCTAACCTTCTCAGCGGGCTCAACGTACTGTACATCACTCTCGAGATGGCAGAGGAGAAGATCGCCGAGCGCATCGACTCGAACCTGCTGGACATTCCGGTGAGCGAGCTATCTACCGTACCAAAGGACATGTACGAGCGAAAGGTGTCTCGACTCAGGGAGAAGGCGAAGGGCAAGCTCATCATCAAGGAGTACCCTACCGCCTGCGCCGGCTCTGCAAACTTTCGTCACCTACTGAACGAACTTAAGATCAAGAAGAACTTTGTACCGGACGTAATCTACGTGGATTACCTTAACATCTGTATGTCATCGAGGTTGAAGCATGGAGCCAACGTCAATTCTTATACCTATATCAAAACAATCGCAGAAGAACTTAGAGGGCTCGCTGTGGAGTTCAATGTTCCTCTCATCTCTGCGACTCAGACAACTCGAACAGGATATTCGAACAGCGACGTGGGACTGGAAGATACATCGGAATCCTTTGGACTCCCAGCCACAGCTGATTTTATGTTTGCGCTCATCTCAACAGAGGAGCTGGAGAGACTGGGTCAGCTTATGGTTAAGCAGCTCAAGAACCGCTACTCTGATCCTGGGTTTTGTCGTAGGTTTGTTATCGGCGTGGATCGCACTAAGATGCGGCTTTTTGACGTAGACCAGAAAGAGCAGGAGGACATACTCGACGGACCGGTGATGGACAACACTAAGTTCGGCACCGAGGACAGAGAGCGCACTAAGAAGAGTAAGTTTGACAAGTCAAAGTTGGAGGGCTTCAAGTGAACAACTACCGGATCGAGAAACACGACTCTAAGTACTACATCATAGAGAACTCTACGGACCACTACATCATGGAGCACGTAGAGCAGGACGTCGCGAGGAAGGAGCTCCGCAGACTTAACTTTGGCTCCTTCTTCGAAGGCTGGACCCCTAACTTTTTTCTAAAAAATTCACTGAGTGACCAAGAAAAAACTGGATCTCCCGTATAAATAGACTCAGAAATGGTGTGTATTGCTTCTGCAGGGCAAAGCTGGCAAGTTGTAAAGACAGGAATAGTCGGGACTAATAGTGGGGTTCTACCCGACCACACCTATTTCAATCTAGGGAGAGGGGGACGAGTCATGTGCTCGTCCCTTTTTTATTATGATAAATATAGAAAACAAACAGGCGCGAGAGATAACAATGCTGAAGTTTTCTGAATACTTTCTAAGTGAGAGCAAGAGTGACAAGGAAGAGAAATCCGGAAGTGCTATCAACACTCACATGGCCCGCGTATACGAGCGAGCAACGGCCCTTCTTCTGCACGACCATACTGGTGCGAAGCACAACAAGGACAAGAACTATCAGGCGAAGATCAAGGCCCTGAAGGCCGAGCATCTCAAGGACATGGAGGGCCTCTCGCCTAAGGTACTGAACGCGGCTCTCGAGGCAGCTCACAGGTCATCTAACGCGTACATGGAGAGCCTGAAGAACAATCACGGCATCGATCTCAACAAGATCCACGAGGTTCACCACACCGGGACGGAGACCCTCGGCGACAAGGATCAGAACCCACATGACGTCATCATCAAGTACCGCGACGGTAACAAGGAGAAGATGCACGGCGCCTCGCTCAAGAAGACTCAAGGTACGCTCAGCAACAACACCACCAAGTCCTTCGCCGAGAAGAACAGAGAGAACGGAATAGGTCAGAACATCCCAGCTATATGGGAGAAGGGCAGAAAGAAAGTCGGATTCTCCGGCAAGTCTGTAAAGGAGACCAAGCCGAGAAGAACTGAAGAGGGAGTGGTCTCTCAGTACAAGAAGACTCAGATCGAGTCGGCCAAGCACCACGCGGACTCGTTCAACGCAGCTACGCACGATAAGAAGAAGAACAGCCTTCTCACTACAATGAAGCTCAACTACAACAGGGCAGTTCCGTACGACTACGTGAGCGCCGAGAA